ACACGCACCCGCTGATCGACACCGGCAACGCGGACGGCCCCGGACCGGCGGTGATGAGGCCGACCGTCGCCACCGTCCCGTCAGCGGTCAACTGGCACGGACGCGGCATCGCGCGCTCGTACCACCATTTCAGCACCGGCGCGGGCTGGCGCAACAGGATCGCTTCGACCGTCGCCTGATCGAGATTGAACGTCGGTGAAGTAAACGGCGCGGCGGGCGGGGCGGTGCTCGCGGGACCGACCGTATGAATGCCCCACGCCGGCCGTGCGACCAGGAACAGCGCGAACAGGCCCGCCCACATGGCGGCGCCCAAGAGCGACCCGATCAGAAAACCGCGAAAGGCGTTCATTGCAACTGCGGACTCGCCGCAGGCTCATCATCGAAGCTTTCGATGGTGAAAACCTCGCCGTCGATGGTCACTTTGCGCGGTCGCTGGCGTGCGGCGTCCTGCGCGGCCGAAAACTGCTCCGTCTGCGCCCTCATCGCATCCAGTTTCGACTCCATGGCGAATTCCGCCCGCTTGAACTGCAATTCCATCTCCATTTCGCGCTCCTTCTGCATCATCTCGAAGCGGGCTTCCTGCTGCGACAGCCAGGCATCCATTTTCGCCTCGAACTGAATCACCCGCTCTTTGCTCTGCGCCTTCATTTCCTCGATCGCCCTCTGCGACGCCGCCTGCGCCTGTTCCAAGGCAATCGTGCGCTGCGATTCCGCCTCGATCCGCGTCATTTCCTTGTCGTGCTTGTCCGCCTGCTGCTGCATGGCGTTCTGGTGGCGCATCGTCTCCGCCTGAATCTCCGGCGGCGGCTGCGGCGGCTGCGCCCTCGCTTGTTCCGCCTTCTGTTTCATCGCCTCCAAGGCGAATTCGAGCGTGCCTTCCATTTCCCGGCCCACCCGATACCTGCGCGCCACAAACAGCGCCGATTCGCCCAACATATCGAGCATTTCCGGCGGTGCGCCAGCCGCCTTGCCGATCAACTCGCCCATGGCACCGACAAACTCGCTTGCCTCGCCACGTTCCTCGCTCTCGTCGATCGCCGCCATCGACCGCTCTTGCACTTCCAAGCGGAAATCGCGCAGCTTGTCGTCTTTCAGCAACCCGACCGCCGCCATCAGCAATTGACCCGCGCCGTCCTGCTCACGCGCAACTTCCGGCAACTCTGACACCGACGACACCATGATCAGCACTTCGGGAGGCGCCAACTCGGCGATGATTTCCGCCTTGACCCTCAGAATCCGATCCATGAACCGGGTGAAATCGGATTGCTTCTCCTGCAACCGGAGACTCCCGTAATTCGACTTGATGCGATCCTGCGTTGCGGTCGTCCTGGGATCGCCCTGACCGCGCATCACATCCGTAAACCCAGACAACTGATTCAGCAGTTCGAGACGCGCATCGCGCTGCTCGGACACGATTTTCAGCGTTGTGGCGATTTCCTCGACCGGCAGCCAGGAAATAGCGCCATTCAGCCCCCCCTTCTCCCCAAACGCCTTCCAGTTTTCGACCGGCACCAACTGGTTTTCGCTGGTTGCCTTCAGGATGTTCGCCAGCGCCGGGTTCGACTGATCGTAAGCACCCCCCACGCGGCATGCTTCGGACAGGTAGCGAATCCGCGTCGAGAGTTCGTCGATTTCCTCGCTCAAACTCTGCCATTGGCAGTAGTCAGGCACAGGAATCAACGATCCGTCAGTCAGCGTCCCATAGGCCGGCTCCGGCACCGGGAAACGGCTTTCGAGCTTCAACGGCTGCGAGCGAACATCAACCAGCACCGGCAGCGACTTCGACAGGAACACCACCATCCCCGAGGCGCTATCCCAAATCTCCCAAATTGTCGCCCGCTTGAACACGTCCCCAGCGGCGCGCTTCTGTTCCTCGCTGCCATAGGTCGGCTGCGCGTCGAGCGACAATTCCTCTTTTGTCCAACCGAACCGGCGCATGCCGTCAGCAAACGTCTGTTCCGCCTTGTCCCGCGTGAAAAAGTGACGCCGCGCCACCCAGGTCACTTCCCGCCAAGTCGGAGACGCCGAGTGCAGAAAATCGCGCGGCGACAGGTAAGTAATCGGCGCCTTCATGTCGACCACCCGCTCGTTGCCCTCGTCGGCAACGATTACCGGCTCGTTATCGACCCAGACAATCGCCCGCCCAAACAGCAGATAGGAGCGCACCATCGACTCGGCCTGCCCGTCGATTCCGTCGCGCTCCAGATCAACCGCCAGGTAGCGTTCCAGCATCAGCGAGGCCACCCGCGCCGGAACGTCCTTCGACTTGAACCGCCGCGACACCTGCGGTTGCGGCCGACGCTGGTAAATCGCCGGTATCTCTGTCTGTACCTGTGCCCACAACAGGCTCAACGACTGGTCATCCCTCGTTTCGCCCTGTTCGTCCTCCATCCGGTAACGACGCTCGATTTCCTCGCACCGTTTCCAGTACGGCTCGAATTCCTTGGTCGCCAGGTCGATTTCAGCGATCCACCGCGACCGCGCCCCGTCCGGAGAATTGGCGAAATCGGCGATCGAATCGACGCGCCCTTGACTGTCGCTCATATCCGCGTCCTCGATCCCCGGTGCTGGTCGTGCGCCTGCCACAACTCATTGAGCGTCATGGTCTGCAACAACTTCATCGGCTCCGGCGGGGGCGCAGGCTTCTGTGCCGCGCCCATCCGCAGCAACATCCGCCCAAACAGGCCCAAAACGTCAACCTGATCGTCACTTGTGCCGCTCGGGAAGCGCAGCAATTCATGCACCAGCCCATCGGTCCACAGCGCACGACGCGGAAAGTAGACTCGCCCCATGCTCATCATGCCGATAATCGACTGCGCCCTGTTCACCTTGTCGACTACAGACGGATACGCCTTGCGATACGTCGTCGTGCCCAACTCCTTCATGCGCTTAACGATGAACTGATCGAGACTCCCGCGAATCTGCCCCGCTTCCTCCGCCCATTCCAGCGGCTTCCACTTCGCGCACAGAGCGCAAAACGCCTCGATCCATTCCACCGGACCGGCCTGCTTCCGCCACCAGTCGAGCACGTACAGGTCGCCATGCTGATCGACGCCAACCACGCCGTGCACCGTGTAGTCACCCCCCGACTCCGTGACCGCGTAATCACTCGCGCCAAACACCCGCAACGTCGCCGGCGGGTCATCGTAAAGCCTGATCCAATCCGCCTGAAACTGGTCGCCGGTGTCGGGAACCGGCTTCTGCTGGTAGAGGGCCGAAAACTCGCGCGTGCCGAGCAACTGCCGAGTATTCGCCAAATAGGCTTCGTCGTACCACTCCGGCCACAACGCCCGACCGTCATCATCGAGCGCCGGGAGGGAGAGAACCTCCCACTGTTCCCCGCCGCGATCGGCCTCGACCAGCAAGCGCCCCGCCAGGTCGTCGTCATGCCAGCGTGTCTGGATGAGCGCAATGCAGGCGTTTGGCATCAAGCGCGTGTAGGCCGTGGACGTGTACCAATCCCACGTTCGCTTCCGCTCGATTTCCGAGTCCGCTTCCTGCCGACCCTTCACCGGATCGTCGATGATGAGCAGGTCGGCGCCCCGACCCGTCGCTGCCGTGCCGATACCAGCGGCAAAGTACACGCCGCCCTTATTCGTATGCCATTTGTCCGCCGCAGCACTGTCCACCGACACCGTGATCCCCGGGAACACGCACTGATACTCGGGAGCACTCACGATATTGCGGACCGCGCGGCCGAAGTCTGACGCAATGTCGCCGTTATACGACGCCGCCAGGATTTGCATGTCAGGCCGCAGGCCGATGCACCAGGCAGGGAAGGATTTGCTCGCAAGTTCCGACTTGCCGTGCCTCGGCGGCATGAACACCATAAGCCGCCGGCATTCACCCCTCGCCACCCGCTCCAGAGCCGCCGCCAAGGTCCGATGATGCGGGGCCACAAAGTAGCCCGGCAGCCGGTACGTTGTGAACGCCATCAACGAGCGCCGCGCCGCCCTCCGCTTCTGCAACTCCAACGCTGCCGCCTGTTGCGCCTCCGCTTCCGACAAGACGCCCGCCGGAGGCGATGCGCTCAAGTTCGTCATCGGTGAGGGATTCAATGCGGCCGGCATGAAGTGTTACCTCCTGGCGATCCCGCCAGCGTTGCGGCTGTCTGTTTTTCAACCAGAATATCGCCGCGTTGACCTCGGCCGGATAGTGCTCCTCATACTCCGCGATGAACACCTCGCCAGTGCCGGTATTGCAGTACGCTTTCTGCGCCTTGCGCTCGTAGCCCATGGCACGACGAGCTAGCGCCTGCTCTATCTTGGAATCGTAGTCGGCTCGCCCTCGGTGCACGGCCTCGCGGAAATCCTGCCGATCGCGTAGCCATACCTCGATGGTATCGACCGTGCACCCGAAAAGCGCCGCCAGGTTGGCATTGCTGGCGCCCAGCTTGCAGACGCCTTCCGCCTGACCCGCGAAGTAGTCACGATACGCCCCGTTTGGCGACACGCGCGGAACCGCTCGCTGTGCGGCACTAGCCATCGCGGCATCCTATTCCCTTATGCAATTGTAGTCTACCCGAAGCTATCCCATATTCCTCGCATGGGCATAACGGACCCCTGTGCTTATTCCTATCCTGACCCGACGAACGGTCATTGACTATACCACGGATGCGCGTATAGTGGGAATTAGCAGAGAAAGGGGCGGAACCGGCGAGTACCCACAGAGCAGCGGTTGGGCCGCGAGGGGAACGAAGCCAACCAGAGCCACAGCCGATAGCCTCGGACTCTGCCATCCCACCAACTGTACCACCCGATCAACCCTACGGACCAGCGATGCAAACCTCCACCATGATCGCCGAATGCACGGACCTGCTGGCGCGCTCCATTCGCCACGCTTCCGCAGAAGTTTTCCCAGTATTCGCCCTTGACGACTTTCAAGACACATGGCGCGATTACGTCGGATACCTGTCCACCGCTCAAATCCGCCGCTGTTTCCTCGCAGCCCTCAAACGCGTCGGCGCTACGGAGTACACCCCATGATTATCGGAGTCTGGACAATCCGCCCCGGCGATAGCGTGACCATCGTCGACCGCTTCGGCCAACGTCGCACCGGCCGCGCTTCCCCGCTGTTGCTCTTCCCGACGCATGCCGTCCTGAACATGGGCGGCCCCTATGGCACGCCCGCCGTCGCCACACCCGACAACATCGTAGCCGTCCGCCAATCCACACACAACCGCACCGGAGCCTAGCCATGACCTTCGAACAATGGATGCAGCTTGTCGATC